CTGTTTATCAATGTTTATATTTTCTTTTAATAATATTGAGTTGCGAGTTAATTTATTTTCAATTAGAAAACGTTTTAAGTCAAAATTGTCCATGCAAATATTTTATAATAAATATTTACTCTTCCTCTTCCCCTTCAAACTGTTTAGCAATTATTGCATCATATGTTCTACTAGCAACAGTATGGTATTTGTGACAATCATTACATTGCATTTGGATACGTGGAGTACCAGCAGCAGAATAACGAGTTTGTGAATGTCTTAAATCAGTTGATCCACATTCAGGACAACATGTTTTTTCTCCTGTTTCTAAAGCACCATAATGTGTTTTATGTGGTACATAGTTTTTAATGTGATTATATACTTTTTCAAGTATAACAACATCATTTTTACAATATTCCACCATTGTGTTCATTGCGTCTTTATCGTTATCTAATACGATATTTCTCCACAAATCAAAACCACCGGTTTCAGATTTTTCTCCCACACCTAAGTATTTAGCAATATAATCTAAACGATTACTATTAAATCTAAATTTAGAACGAGAATGTTTTAATGTGTCGATAGTAGCATAAGTTGGAAAACATGAAATACCATGAAATAAACAACGTGTTCTGATCCAAGGTAAATCGAATCGATCCCCATTATGTCCTACTAATTCATGAGCTTCGTTAGCTACAACCATGAATTTTTCTAACATGGCCTTGTCATCTTGATTTTTATCCCATTGTAAAGAATATACTTTGTCTTCATCTGCCCATTTATAGCAAATACAGATAATAGCTCTTTCTTTAATAATATTGGTGTAGGGAATGTTCAGTTTGTATCCTGATTGCCAGAAAAATCCAACGTTCGGACTTGTTTCAATGTCGAAAAATAATCTTTTCTTTTTGTTCATAACGTAATGTTAAATTAGGGTTTAAATGTAATAAGGCTCCTTGCGGGAGCCAAATTTAACTTAATTCTTCTGGAGATAATGGAGGTGGAGCAGCTGCTTCTCCTTTAGCTGGTGTTAGATCTTGTTGAGCTAATTCTTCTGGTGATAGATTAGCGTGTACAGGGCCAAATTGAAGTAACTCCGATATAGCTTTAGTCGCTCTCTCACGTTCTTGAAGAGTAAGCATATCATATTTCATACCCGATACCTTAGCAATAAAATCTTCGGTATTCCATATTAAATTAAAATATTGTTTATTAGGTAATAGAATTTTAAATGTAGTTGGTTTTGGAGCAACCCATTCAATATCACTAACAAACAATCTATATTGCATTGATAATAGCTTCTCTAATGTTTGTCTTAACTCAGGGAAACGAGCCAACATTATATTCATAGGGGAGCTAGGATCACCTTGGTAGGCTTCAGTATCAGTTTTTTTCAAACGTTGACGTACACGCCCGCGAATAAAATCTTCTAGTTCTTTTTTTGTTTTAAATTCCATTATTTACCCATTTGTTTTAATATATTTTCCATTTGATAAAATTTACTAGCACCACCCATATCTGAGGCATCTTTAGTGGTTGTTTCTAATTTATGTTGAATATCAATTAAAATATTAAGTACAGTTTGTAATCCTTCTTCAACGTCTTGATCTTGATCTCTACCAAAGTCAATCATTGTTTCAATTTTTTTTAATGTACCACCTATAAGAGCAATATCGTGACTCAATTCTTCGCCTTGTACTTCATTCATCATTGAATCAATAGCTGTTACTTTTTCTTCACCATCTAAATATCCATAAGCGCTTTGTAAATAATCGTATGCTTTAATTATTTTAGCTTGCCACCAATGTGGAAAATCAACTTCTTGACCATTGTCATATTTGTCTAGTTGCTTATATAACATAGCTGCCATTTTAGCAGTTCTATAAACATCGCTTTTAAGCATATGTGGTTCATTATCTTGATGGCCTACATCTATATCTTCTTTCATTGATTTTTGTTTTTTCATTATACCTGCTGCTAATCTATATAGTTCAGGATCGTCTTTACTATATTTTCCTGTTTTTTTTAATGCTTTAACGATTCTTTCTTCTTTACCCTTTATGTCACGTTCATCTAATTCATCACCAAAGTCAAATTCTTCTTCATCTGGGATGTCTTCTGAGTCTGGGTCTATTTCCCATACTGGGTCTTGATCTACTTCTTCTAGATCTAGTAGATCTTCAAGTCCATATCCGTCACCATCATATTCAAAATAAGCACTAAATTTAAACCAAGCCCCAGGTAGTTTATCTGTAGACATATATGCATCTCCTGCTGCTGATGATTCTCCTGGTTCTCTTTCTATATTGTTTGTATCAGTAGGTCCATCTAGTTTATATGAATGTCCTTTATATGTTACAATAGGAGTAAGTCCATCCATTTCTCCATTCCATTTTGCTTCTTCAGGTTTAAAAAATCTCATCTCCTGTTTAGTAAAACTAGGAGCATTATCATTTTCTAATAATACCGAATTACGAGTTAACTTATGTTCGGTTAAGAAGTTATGTAGGTTAAAATCACTCATTAATATAATTTATTATAAATATTAACTATAATCCAGCTAATCCAGTATCGTCTTTTCTAAGGTCGTCTTTAATGTCACGCATTGTATCAGCTGCCCATTTCTTTTGTTGTGATGTTAATATGTTGTTAACAGCGTTTTCAATAAATGGAACAAATTCTTCTTCTGATAGTTTATATATTTCTGAAAATAATAGCTCTCTAACTCGAGGATCATTTATATTTCCATCATTGTATATATCTGATATAGCATCGTAAATAAACTTTCCAAAACGCAAATCATTAGGTTCATTGGATAATTTATCCACAGTATTAACGATTGCTTGATTTTTTTCTTTATCCGCTCCAAACCCTTCTGTACCCACAATTTCATATAATCCTTTTACTATTTCATGTACTAACATAGGAAAGCAAATAGCTCTAGCTTTGATAACGAATTGTTCTTCGTCTTCATCATAAACCATTTCACTTTCTCCACCCGGCATATTTTGTTGTTGTGCAATCATAGCTAATAACATAGCGATTGCATTTTCGTCATCGTAAATACCAAACGATAATTTTAATATTTCATTATATTTTGCTACTAATTCTTCATCAAAAGCATCTAAATAATCTCTAAACAATAAGAATGCAAATGAACCTCTAATAGAAGCACCTTGTGTAATACCATTTATAATACGACGTTTAGCTTGTTCAGCTTCCGGTGGTGTATCTTCTACAGGTACTTCATCTGATTCTTCAGGAATCTTAAGATCCCCCATAGTTACTATTTTAGCATCTATTTTTATATTAGCATAATCAATAATAGGGTATGCTTTTGTTACAATATCAGCAGCAAGTAATTCTAAATGATCACGATATCCATTTTCAGCCTCTATGATTTCAGGAACTAATTCAGCAGAACGTTGTACTACTTGTTGAAGATTTTTAGTACCAAGTGTGTCACGTAAAGATTCACCTGACTTGCCTTTAAGCAAAGCCATAGTTTCAGGTTTAAATATCTTTTCGTATTCTATCTCTAACAGTCTAGCCATTATTTTTTAGATTTATATCGTGCTACAATTCGTTTTACCATTTCTTGTTCAGTCTCATTCATCGCTTTTGGTTTTGGATCAACATTTGGATTTCCAATGCGACGACGTTTTTTCTCTTCTTCAGTACCTTTATCAGGGATAGTTTCTGTCTCACCAGGTCTAGTTTCTCTTGAAGGAGCTGGTTGGTTTTCAGATAAGCGTTTTTTAAGTGCTTCTCTTATATAGTTTTTTAAATCTTCTTTAGTCATTTTATTATCTGTTGTTTGTTTATTTTGTCTACGTCGTTCTAATTCAGCTTTTACTCTTGCAATTCCCTCTTCGTTACCTTCAAACCTAGATGAATTAATTATCATATCAGTAAGTGCATCGTTTGAATAATCTTTAAAACTTTCTTCTGTGCTATATGCTTCTTCCATTGTTGGGTTGTTTTTTAATTGTTTAATTTCATCAATCATGTGAGGGTTTTCTTGTAAATGTAATTTAAACATAGACGTTCTCAAACCTTCTGCTAAATCTCTGTTTTGTAAAAATGTCATTAATTCACGTGGTGAATTTAAAGAATAAGATCTATTACCAATTACAACATAATTTCTATTTCCTGGTTGGATATTAATAGATGCTATTGTTGTTGGTTCAGGAGTATTTAGTCTAATGAAATATATTTTGCTTTGTCCTACACTAAAAACACTAGTTACTTGACCTGCTCTTCCTAATTGATTATCTCTAGCAGATGCTCCTCTATCCCCTATTCTAGGTACTTGTACAGCATCATCAACATTTAATCTTCTAAAATCACTTCTAGGTAAACCACCAAATCCAATTCTTAAACCTCTATCATCAAATTGAGTTGATATACTAACATCACCTCTTTGTCTTGGTTGTGCTTCACGAGGTGTATTTGCGACACCTGCTGGTCTTCCTCTTCTACGTTCTCCTGGAGCTCCAGCTGGTGGTGCTTGAGGTGCATTGTCTCGAGGGACACGTACTACTGCTCCTGGTTCAGCTTCAGCTTCCGGTTCTGCTTCTGGTTCTGCTTGTTGGGTTCTTAATAAACGTCTAGCGGCAGTAGCATTAATATTTGCTTTAATTAATTTACCTGAAGTATCAGATAATTTTTTACTATTAGCTGGGTTTTGGGTATTAATTAGATATACAGTACCATTATATTCTGCAGGACGATATATATTTGTGTCTTGTAAAGGTAAATTTGGGTCTGTTAATATTGATCTTTTAAGATCAGTTGGCATTCCATATGATGAAAGAGCATTAATTAAACCGTCATCTGTAAATGTTTGATTTAATCCTCTTAAATAAGCAAAATAAGCATCTACCATTGCTGGAGTAAAGCGTTCATTAGTAGATGCATCTCTCCAGTCGCTTCTTTTTCCGTATACTGTTTTAGCATAAAATGGACTTTCTCCTCGAAAATTAGGAAGAGCAATAGCTGTAAATATTAGTGGGTTTTCTTCATCCGTTGTTAATATACCTACTGGGGAGTTAGAATAGTCTGCATTGCTAATTGTTCTTTTTTCATTTGAAGTTGATTTTAAAATGGAAGTTAAACCTACTCTATCTATTTGAGAAGGTATATTTTCTCGAGAATTAAATAATTTTAATACATTTTCTTGAAAAGCTTCATTATCACCTTGTTCATCAAATACAGCTTGTACTTCTTCACTATCAAATGGTATTTGATTTATTTTACCATTTTCTATTTTATATGAAGCAAATGAATTTGAATCTACAATGATTTGTCCATTATCTGTATCTTTAACTACAATAGCAGAATCCGGATCATTTTTAGCTGCTTCTAGGGTTTGGTCTAAAAGTGTTTGATCAATTACTTCATCAGAAACTAATTTAGCTAAATCTCTAAATGGTATTTTATCTAGTTCAGGATAATCTGTAAGATATTTTGATGTTCTTTTATTTAATTTAATGCTAGGATAATCATCTTCAGCAGTATAGATACCTACAGTAATATTATCTCCTAAATCTAATTTAACAATAGCGTTACCATCTTTAGTAACGTATATTCTTTCATTATTAGTTAAATCCCATTTATCTAATGTAGTTAATAATTTTTTAACATCAAACGGAAAAGTTTCAGATTTAAGATTAGATAACTTTACTTTATCTCTCATATTAGCTATGATTGATCTTCTATCATTATTTGAAAAAGAATCTAAATGTTTTAATAATTCTTCAGTTTCAATTATCCCAGGAGTAATAGCAATAAATTCAGCTAATTGAGGAAATTTAGATAAATATTTAGATAAAAATTCATCATTAGAAACATCATCAAACAATTTTTTTTCTTTTCTAACTACTAAATATTGTTGTTTAACATTAAATGGTAATTTAACCCATTCTCTAATACCAATAGGTTTATTTTTATATTGTTGAGTTAGTTTTTCTCCTGTGTTTAATGGTATGTATTTAAGTACTTGTTGTACATTTGGAATTTCACGTAACCAAGGGACTTCTCTCTCTAATTGAGAAAAACTCATTGGTTGAGATTCATGAGGAGAATTTTGACGATTTGTATAAACGTATCTTTGGTTTTCCGATGTTGTTTTAGGGTCTCTAACTTGAATAGCAACAAAGCTTAAAGCATCATCACTTGATAAATTATTATTTTGAGCTAAATAAAATGTTGGATATGATCTATCAGCGCTATATCTATATGTAGCATATGAACCTTTAGTAATACACCATCTTTCACCACGCCCATAAGTAATACAATTGTCTTCCTTAGAACCATTATAAACAACAATAGTATTATCATCATTATGATAAACCACATCAGGAGTAATATCAGCTGATTCGGGTGCTTCAGCACCTTGAGAAGCGGTAACTAATTTAATTAATTGAGATAATGAATACTTAAATAAATCCTTCTCCGTGATTTTAGGAGAATTTTTCATAGTATCAAAACGTTCAATATATGTTTTTAATTGTTCGTCATTAATTTCAATGTTTAAATCGTCAGCTTCCTCTTTAAACTTATCCATTAATTTAGTCATAACAGAAGGAGCATAAGCTTCATTCAGATTATTTTTCCAATTATGAATAACGTGTAATATAAATTTATCTATTGGTCTCATTAAGATATGTTATTGTGCTGGTAGATTAATTCCGTATGCTTTAGCGGCGTCTACTAAATCTTTTCTAGCTTGGTCAATTTCAAAGTTACTTCTGTTATTTTTTTTCATGTTTTTATAAGCATTTAACTTATACATGTATTTGTCTCTAAGAACCTCTTCATCCTCAGTATCACCCATAAGTTCTTTACGGATCATATTTTTAAGTCTTTCGGTAATAGATAAATTATTTTCGTTTATATTTGATGGAGGACCGTCTTGAACTAATTTTAAACGATTAGCTATATGTTGTTTAAAAACATCTAACTCGTGAGCTGATAGTTGCTTAAATAATCCTGAGTTGAGTTTATCAACTAGTTTATTTGCTGTTACTTCTCCGCTTAATTTTTTTTTATTTATATCTTCCATTATGGTAATTTATTGATTTTAACGCGTAAATTTCCATTACCTTTGATTACTCGATGATAGTGGTGTCTTAGTATAAATATTGGTTTATCTAGCGATGTGGGTAATTCATTATCAAGTTGTACTTGCCAATCTGTATCGTGAAGTGCTTCAACTAATCTATCTTCATTGTCACGATGCCACATAAAATCAATGATATCTGTTTTATCACTAAATTCGCGAATTATGTGTTTATCTGTAGTTTCTAGATTTACGTATGGATCTATCATAGCCCTAATTTTTTTAATTGTTTAAGAGTATCGGGTGTGTTTTTATATAATATTCCTATTCCACCAGCATTATTCCAATTATCAATTGTTTCTGGTTTGTCGTCTATTAGTATTTTATTTTTACTAGAATAATGGTGTTTTTCTTTAGCTCGTTTAAATATAACGTCTTGATCGGATCCTATTTCTTGATCAATCCACCCACGTTTTCCTTCCTCAGAACTTTTTTCACGTGAAGGAGCAGATAATATTATTGGGTTATATTGTTTAATGTAATTCCAAAGTGTTTTACCTCCAGACATCCAATCTAAATTTAACCAAAAATTAGAACCAGCATCAGATATGGGTTTCCAAAATTTAGCATCTCCTTTAGCATGTTTTCCTCCTAAATCAACACCAGTTAATTCTTTATAACCTTTATCAAAGTCAGCTAAAACACCATCCATATCGCAGTATATTTGATATTGGGGTGCTTTAATTTCATTTAATAAATCTATTAATTTAATCATTTATATTTGTCTGTAACTTCTGTGTTTTTATATGGTTTTGTTATCTGTAATTGGACCTCCAACAACCCAAGCATCACAAGTTCTAGCGGCAGCGCATTTGAATTTTAAAAATCTACAGTACCCTAATTTACCAGCTTCAATAACATCAAATGGATCTTCTGATCCTCCATCAGTTCCAATTCCTTTAGCAATACAATCTAATGTTTTTTCTGTAATATCAAAAGCAGCACAGTTACCACATAGAGATTGTTTAGCTTCATCTACATTATCTAATTGCCACATTTGTGCCTTTCTATCCCAAAATTTATCATTAGGTAAATTTGGATTTAAAGGACCATATCCTTGGTTTTCAATAGCACTTTGTCTATTTTTTAAATTAAGATTAATATCTTGAGTTGATTCAGGACATTTACCTTCAATTTCTTTTAATATATCAGTTAATCTTATCATTTTTTAAATTTTACTTTTGCTTTATCTGTATTAGGTACAAACTGTTTATTAGATGCTGTTTTTTTACGAGATGTAGCAGCGCGTTCTGCTTTAGTTAAACTATTTGCTTTAGCACGAGGTAAACAACGAGTTGTTTTATTACCCTTTTTCATTGTACCACAAGGACCAGTTATATTACCTGCTGTATCAATACGAACCCAATCTTCTTTTGTAAACCAATCATGAAGTGATTCATCTAAATCATCTTCTTTCATTAATCCTTTACATACTTTAACAGCACGTCCAGATAAATAAGCAGATGGTTTCTCACCAGCATTTATTCGGCGATCATAGTAAGCTTTACCCTTTGGACATAGCTTTTTTTCTAGTAAAATATCTTGTAGTATTTCTAAAAGTTTTATCATTACCAATATCCTGAAAAGGTTGTTTTAAATCCTAATATTTTAGCGTAGCGGGGTAAACGACAGGACCAATATGATGCTTTAGTTCTATCTTTTTTATTTTTACAATCGTGACGAGCAGCAAATGCTTGACGTGCTTTTGGGTTGTTTAGTTTTGCTGAGAGTCCTGTTGTATCACCGAATGATACTTTTTTAACTTTATCTCCGTCTTTAACATAAACATAGAATTTTTTAGATCCACCACGCTTTGGTTTACCTATTTCTACTTTTTTACCCTTAAATTCAGCCTCGTTAATTAATTCATCAAGTGATATAGGATAATCAAGTGGTACTTTAACACCATTATAATCACCATATTCACCAATATTTGATTCAAGTAACTCCGCATCGTCTTCAACAACAGAAAGAGCACCTATGTTATATAGTTCTCTAGCTTCTCTAAATAAGGCAAAATAATTTGATGATAAAGGGCGGTATATGTTATGAATCAACATTTGTCCTTCTTGTACATGATACCGCAATCCTTCAGAAAGTAAAATATCGTTTTTACCTTCGTTAAGCATTACTTTAGGACCATTACAGTTACAATCTTCGTTAAGCATAAAATAATGTAATTAATTAAGTATAAATATTAACTTTCCGTTATATCTTTTATTTTTTGTAATTTATCTAATATAAATTGTTTTACTTCAGTCCTATCAATACCATTACCTGACCAATTTTGGATAGTGCCATCTTCCATAGCATATGATTCGTTTATCATATCATCTAAAAATTGATCTAATCCAGATTCTATATTAGTAGCTGTATATCGAGCGTTATTTAAAATCATATTACGCTCATATTCTTCATATTCGCCTTTCATTTTTAAATCACTTTCCATATCAGTAACACAATGTAAACACATTTGATGAATACCATACATTTTAATGTCTAAACGATGATTCATAGATTTAGAACATTTAGGACAAAGTAAAGGTGTAGCCGCAGATTCTACTTTTCTAACATTACGTTTAATACCGTTTTTAAGAGTCCATGTACGTCCGTTTTCTTCCCACACATCTCCTTCTTCATGTAGTTCTTCTATTTTAGTATAACCAACAGACGTTACTGTTTTATCGCCTGTTTTTTTAGTTATTATATTTCGCATACGCTGTAAATCGCGTTCGCTAAATTGTTTTTTTAATTGTGTTTCTTTCATAACTGGGGTTTGTTGTATATTGCGATTATATTTTCACCCTCACTAGTTTTTGCTTCAAATGAGTATTTAGAGGGTAAGGAATTTTTCATATATGCTGAGACTAGATTAAATCTTCGTTTATCTATTGGCACAATATAAATCATGTAAAAATTGGGATTACGTTTCATAAAGTCTAATGTAATTTTCATTACAGTAGCATTAATTTGTAATGGTTTTCCTTCTTGGGTATCCTCATACTGGGCGCCTAAAGGTTTATTTGTAGTAAGATATACTCTCTCGTATGTGCTTTCACCATCAGGAATAAATTTTACTTTATATTCGTTTAATTTAATTTTTTTTTCTTCGTCTTTATATGTACTAAAAGTATATTCATTATTTTTACCCCCAATGTATGTAATTCTATCATCAGGTAACGCCTTACTTAAATCATCTCCTAATTCAGTAATTAAATGCTCAAATAAACTAGGTTTTTCTTGAGCAAAATTACGCATAATAATAGCTGCTCTAGAATTTGCTTCATTTTCAATATCACTACCCGTTTTACCGTCACCGGGATTTAAACGCCCAGTAACATCTTGTTTGTAATGAACTAATTCATGAGCTAGTGTTCTAAATATATCAGCAGGGTGTCGTTTGGCTATTACTATTTCAATAGATTGATCTCCAGTAGAATAACCGCCCCAAGATTTTCTTGAGACGGCATCTTCTGATTTGTTTGATAATTTTATATTAGGTAAAGAATCTAATTTAAGTTCTTTCATAACATGTCTCATGAACTCTTTAACTAATTCTTTATTTAATGAAGATTTATTTTCCATTTAGTGTGTAGTAATTGCTACATATAAATATCTACGGAACTATTCTATCTTACAAGTCGTTGGTAATGTTTCAGTTACCGGCTTTGCGTCAGGATTTTCTAATTTGTAAATATCATATATCTTAAGAAACATTTCAAAATTTCTATCAATTTCATCTACTTCTTTTAATTGCCACCCCTTACCTTGAACTTTTTTACCGCTTTTATCTTCACCACGAGTAGCTGCTTTTAACCATAAAATACCTGTTCGTTCAATTTTCTCATCGTGAGTTTCGTTCCACGCTTTAGCGTATGATGCTAATTGTAAGTCCATAGACGTATGTAATGAATTAGATGTTTTATTATCTAATAACCATAGTTGTCCGTTCAAACGACAAACAATATCTGTTGTACCTGCGTATTCATGTTCATCTGAAAATAAATGGTATTCTGTTACTACTAATTCTGGCTTGTGTATGTTCCAAAAGTTAGCGAATTTTAAAATCATTTTCCAAACATCAAGAGAATATTTAGCATTACCCCATTCATCTAACCAATTAATTTCGGCACCATTTAAAAAATCATCAATTGCGTTGTGTACTTGAGTACCTTCGGCTGCTGCTTTAGAGGCAATAATATCTGAATTGTGTCCTACGTCCTTTAACCAAGCATGAAAGAATTGGTTTTTAGGGAAATAATTAAGGATGCTGGATACAGAAGGGTAATATTTGTCATTACGTCGGTAAAAACGTTGGTCTAAAACGTTAATTTGTTTGTTATCGGCACTGTATTCTACAATACGTTTGATCTTAGGATCTTTAATAACATTGGCATTTTTGTCTATCATATTAATTCTATTTTTTTACTAATTAAGGCGGAGAATGTAAGTGGCTGGGTTTGTTCAATAATATCTAAAAAATGGGTGAAACCGATTTCATTAGCGTCTTTACCGTCTAATTCTACTAGGTAAACTTCTTTACCATATGATAATAATTTTTCACAATGTTTGATTGCATCTTTTAAAGCATCATTATCTAGGGCAATATATACTTTTTGTACTTGGGAACCAACAATCTTCTTCATTAATTCCTCTGATATGGTCTTGCCAAATAATGGTATAACGTTACGTTTAATAGTTAAAGCATCAAATATACCTTCAACCAAAATAAGTGGAACATTCCAATTTATATAATACTCCCAGCCAATAATATTTCTACCAGCGGGTGGATTTTTATATTTTTGAGGTTCATCAGAACGATAGGTTCTAGTGCTAAAATAATTTAGGGTACCATGTTCATCGTAAGAAGGAACAACAACACGATGGGCGAAATTGCCGCTAGCGCAAAACCCAATATTATACTTTAAAACATCATTCTCCGTGATACCACGTTGTTTTAAAAATTTGATTGCGTGTTTAGCTTCAATAGCAGACATTCCGTCCATTTGAGCGGCGAGCGAAAGAGAAATAAATTCCTTAGGTAACGAGAGGGCATTAATAACAATTTCTTGCTTAGTACCCGGTTTAATTAAGGAATATAGTTCTTGGATTTTATGTTGTGGTGCCTTTAATTTTTTAAACAAGGAAGACACGGTTTTACCCTTTTCATCACACGACCAACAATGCCAAGGATTTTCCTTTTTATCATTAGTGCGTACTTGTAGTTCTAATTTCGGTTTAGAGTGATGGCAAAACGGACAACTAAATGCGGCGTTGTTGCGAGCGGTAGACCGTCCCTTTCCTAATACCGATTCTATCAACGTTAATAACATTTTCTCCCTTATTCCCTCTTCTCTTATTTCCATTTTTTACTGTTTTACAAACCTGTAGGGTAAAGGTAATGGAAATTTCTGCGGGAGCCAAGCAATATTAAATAAAATCTCGACGAAAGAATTTAGCTAGTATGTTGTCATTATATGAATTAGCACCTAATAAACAATCGCTTGTGCATTGGTAGTGTACTTCAAAGTAAGTAAGTTGTTTTTTGGTTTTACATAAACGTAAAATAAGGCATTCAAAATGTTCTGATCCTAATTCTTTAACGTCTTGGATTAGTTCTTTATTTGAACCCCAATAATCTTTCCAATTACTTTCTTTAATAACTAATTTAGTTGAGGGTTTTTTACCACGAGCTGTGGGTAGTGCGGCTAATTCTTTCTTACCTAATTTAACATTAGTATTATGGAAGAATGATTTCTTTCCAATATAGAATTTTCCATTTGTCAGGTTTGTAATTTTATAAACAAAGCCTGTGTAGTCTTCGGGGTTATAAGTATCCCCGCATATCCATTTATTCATAACAATTTATTTTATTTTATATATCAAAGGACACATATTTTTTAGTGTCTGGGTTGTATTTGTAGAATTTAAAATTTTTAATATCTCTAAATTCAGGTTTTAATATTCCTATATTAGCACTTTTTTTAAATGAAATTCTATTAGTTCTGTTTCCATTAGGTATTAATGGGTAATCTACGGTTTTCCAATTATTAGATTCAAAATCATCACCAGGAAAAGATTTAGTTGCTTTAAATGTTATAAGATAGGGTGTACCTTCGGTTCCAATATACAATTTTCCTCTATAAAAATTAGGAGAATTTTGATTTTGCTTATTAGCAGACAACCCAGAATTGATTTCATATGAAAAGTCACTAGCATCTTCATTAATACCCCAAAATGCTTTAGCTTTTCTAATTGCTTCAATAGTTTCAGGTCGATTAGTTACATGAGTCCAAGTGTTAGAATCATCACGGTAAACTTCTCCTGCTATTTCGTTTAATAAATCTACTAGTTTAATCATCTTATTTATCGTATCTAATTACAAACGTCATGTCTGTGTTTTGTGATAGTGGTAATGGTTGCCCTAATTTAGCTACTGCTAATAAGGTATTTTCTTCATTATATAAACCTATAGTTGTAACATAAGGTTCAAAATATGATGCTGTTGCAAAATCTTTTACTTCTGGTAGTGGTGTATTTAATGATTGAGACATAAAATTACTACCTGATTGTAAATTATTCTTTAATAATGTTGGATTGTACGAAAGATTAAATTCATTCTCCTTAACATGACAAATCACATTTTGTTGATAAATAGTTACTTCGTTTTGGAAGGATATATTAAAACTTGGTGGCGGTGAAAATGACATATATTATAAGATTAAATTCCTAAACATCCAAGATATGTAATATTTGTTATATATCCATTATCATCGATTTGACAAGCAGAAGGTAGACTTAAAAACCATGCTCCCATTGCATACCATTGATCCCCCCCAACAAGTGGATTATAATTTCCAAAACCATCTAATCGATAAATTCTAGCCCCTACAACAATACCAGGAGGATTTACAGTATAAATCCAACCTCCATTAAACCCAAGTGTATTAAATGTTACACAAGCTTGATAAGCCGCTGAGTCTCCTAATGTTGTTCCAAATGATGAATAATTAGGAGGAGCACTAGCAGATGGTGTTCTTGTTATAGAAGGTGTTGGTGTTGGTGAATTTGATATGTTTGATGTTCTAGATGGTGTAATCGTTACTGTTGGTGTTCTTGTTATTGATGGTGGTGGTGTAAAACTAGGAGTAACAGATGGTGTTAATGTTATTGATGGTGTTATTGATGGTGATACCGTTATTGATGGTGTTCTAGTTGGTGTAATTGATATTGATGGTGTAATAGAAGGTGATACTGAAGGGAATGGAATATTATCCC